TCTTTGGCGAAGGCGAAAGAAGAACTGTAGCGAGTAACCTTAATTGTTGGGATATACAACAACAAACTACATCGACACAGGAGATGCAATGACAGAAGAAAGCAAAGCAAAAATAGGTGATAAAGAAATATTAGAATCAGAAATGACTGATCAACAAAAATATTTAGCAAAACAAATAACTGATTTAAGAAATAAAGAATCAGAAATTAAATTCCAATTAGATCAAATTTCAGCAGCTTTGACTGTTTTTCAAAATACTTTTATAGCTTCAACTCAAGAAAAAGCTGATGAAGTTTTAGAAAAAGATAAATAATAATATGAAAGTTTCTCAAGACCCACTAACAGAAATACGCACTCACGAACGTGAATGTGCTATACGTTACGAACATATAGAAAAACGTCTTGAAGAAGGTTCTGAAAAGTTTAAAAGATTAGAAAGCTTACTTTGGGGGGTTTATCCTTTTATAATTGGTTCTATAGTTTTAACAAAATTTATATAAAACAAAAAGATGCCTTTACAAAAATTAATATTTAGACCAGGAATTAATAAAGAAGCTACTGACTACGCTAATGAGGGTGGTTGGTTTAATTCTAATTTAGTACGTTTTCGTAAAGGTTTACCTGAAAAAATAGGTGGTTGGGTAAAAGCGGGTTCTAATTCTTTTCAATCCACAGCTAGAGCGTTACATGCTTGGGTTGATTTAGCAGGTACTAAATATTTAGGATTAGGTACTACTTGGAAATACTATGTAGTAGAGGGTGACGTTTATAGTGATATTACCCCTATACGAGCAACAACCACTAATGGAATTGTTTTTGCAGCTACTAACGGTTCTTCAACTATAACCGCAACTGACTCTGATCATGGAGCAGTTACTGGAGATTTTGTAACTATATCAGGAGCAGCTTCTTTGGGTGGGAATATTACTGCAGGAGTTTTAAATAAAGAATATCAAATAAATTCAGTACCAACACTTAACACTTTTACATTTGTAGCAACAGCTACAGCTAATGCCAGTGATAGTGGCAACGGTGGTTCGGGAGCAGATGCAGCTTATCAAATAAATGTAGGATTAGATGTTTATGTTCCTTCTACTGGTTGGGGTGCAGACTATTGGGGTGCAGGTACTTTTGGCAGTGTTTCTGCTTTAACAGCAACAAATCAATTACGTATTTGGTCTCATGATAATTTTGGTGAAGATTTACTTATAAATGCTCGTGGAGCAGGTGTTTTTTATTGGGATGAAAGCAATGGATCAAATAATAGAGCAGTAGCTTTGTCTGATTTATCGGGTGCTAATTTAACACCTACGTTAGCATTACAAGTTATGGTTTCCGATATAGATAGACATGTTATTTGTTTTGGTGCAAACCCTTTAAATGCAGGAGGCACTGCTAGAACAGAAGCACTAGACCCTATGTTTATTGCTTGGAGTGATCAAGAAAACGTAGAAGAATGGGAACCATTACCAACAAATACTGCAGGATCGTTTAGACTTTCTGCTGGTTCAGCTATTGTTGGGGCTATACGATCTAGACAAGAAACTTTAATTTGGACAGACACTTCTTTATATTCTATGACTTTTGTAGGACAACCTTTTACTTTTAGCGTAAATTTAGTAAACGAAGGAGTAGGTTTAGTAGGACCTAACGCTATGGTTAACACTCCTAAAGGTGTTTTTTGGATGGATAAAAAAGGGTTTTATACTTACACAGGACAAATTCAAGAGCTACCTTGTAGTGTAACCGAATATGTTTTTAGTGATTTAAATCAAATACAAAGTTATCAAATATTTGGTTTTGTTAATAAAGCTTTCGATGAAGTTGGTTGGTTTTATTGTTCAGCGAGTAGTACTTTTCCAGATCGATACGTTACTTATAATTATGAGGAAAATGTTTGGATGATTGGAGAACTTTCTAGAACGTGTTGGTTAGATGAGGGTATTTTTTCAGAACCAAAAGCTACAGAATCAATTAATGATGTAGGCTATATTTACAACCATGAAACAGGAGTAGATAACGATGACGCAGCTATGACTAATGTATTTATAGAGTCTAGTGATTTTGATTTAGGTGAGGGAGATGATTTTCAATCGATAAGTAGATTAATTCCTGATATAAAATTTAATGGAGATGCTGATACAGGAGCTGATGGACAAACTTTAGATATTGTTTTAAAACGAAGAAACTTTCCTGGAGAAAGTTTAACAACCGCACTTACAACAGCGTGTACCTCAGTTACTACTAAAGTAAATACTAGGGTACGAGGAAGACAAGCGGTTTTAAGAATTCAATCTAATGATACAGATACTTCAGCTGTTGGTATGAGTTTTAGATTAGGAGCTACGCGTATAGATGTACAACCCGACGGTAAAAGATAATGTCTAAATTGTTAGAAACAAAACTCCCTACTGCAATAGGACCTCTTTCTCCAGAAATTTTTAATAGATTAGTTAGGATACTAGAACTTAGTTTAAACAAAGTGGACGTTAATTCAACAGTTAATGTTAATGAAACTGAAAGAAATCTTAATCAATTTAACACAGGAGATATAATTTGGAATTTAGCTACCCAACAACTTCAACTTTGGAATGGTAGTCAATGGGTTGATATATACTCAGGGACAGAAAAAGGTGTTCAAGGTAATGCTAAATTAGGAACGGTTAGTGTTTCTACAGGAGGAAATACTATTATAGCAATAGGTGAGGTAGCAACAGGATACGGCACAGAAAACTGGTATACATAATATGAATATAGAACAACTTAAAAAAGATTTAACTTTAGACGAAGGGTGTATAAATAAAATCTATTTAGATCACTTACGTTTTCCAACACTAGGTATTGGTCATTTAATAACTAGTAAAGATGAAGAATCAGGTATGCCTGTAGGAACCGAAATCTCTGAAAAAAGAGTGTTTGAATGTTTTGAAAAAGACATAGAAATAGTATGTATAGAACTAGATAGAAACATGCCTTGGTGGAAAAATTTATCAGAAGAAAGACAATTAGTTATGGCTAACATGTGTTTTAATTTAGGAATGACTAGGTTAAGTAAGTTTAAAAAATTTTTAAAAGCTATGAAAGAAGGTAAGTGGGAAAAAGCATCTATTGAAATGATGGACAGTCGTTGGGCTACACAAGTTGGTGATAGAGCTGTAAGATTACAAAAACGAGTATTAACGGGAGATTAGATGAAAGGTGTAAAACATTACAAAAAAGACGGTAGTGAATACAAAGGTAATTCGCATAAAATGCCGAATGGTAGTTTACATACGAATAAATCACATACTAAAACAAGTGTGAAATTATTTCATTTTAAAGATTTAAGTAAAAAAGCAAAACTAAGAGCTAAAGGGAAAGCATAATGCCAAAAAAGACACATAAAACTAAAGACGGTAGAACCGCTAAAAAAGGACTTTATTATAATATTAATAAAAAGAAGAAGGAAGGTAAAAAACCTCGCAAAAAAGGTGCTAAAGGAGCTCCTACGGCGGCAGATTTTAAACGTTCTGCTAAAACAGCTAAAAANCCTATAAAGAAAAAGAAAAAGAAATAATGGCAACNGAGCGTAAAGAAAAATCNATACGCCGCACCACTAAAGGTAAGGGTGCTAATTACCGTAAAACTAAATCAGGTGCTGGGATGACAGCTAAAGGTGTAAAAGCCTATAGAAAGAAAAATCCTGGATCTAAATTAAAAACAGCGGTTACAGGTAAGGTGAAGAAGGGAAGTAAAGCAGCAAAAAGAAGAAAATCTTACTGTGCAAGATCAGCGGGACAAATGAAAAAATTTCCTAAAGCAGCTAAAAACCCTAATTCAAGATTAAGACAAGCAAGAAAAAGGTGGAAGTGTTGATATGGAAGAACCAATTAAAAAAAAGTTAGAGCTAGATATAGAGGTAACTCCCAATAACTTATCTCTAAATCCATTTCAAAAATGGATACATCTAGCTAAAACCGTAGACGCTTGGCGAATATTCCCCCGAGTTTTCGTTAGCGTCTACATCGTTTTGCTATACGAAGTAGTAACGTGGTTTATGACTTTGCCAGAACCAAATCTAGAACAATCAGCGTTAGTTTCGATAGTAGTAGGTGCTATGGCAGCAGTCTTTGGTATCTACGCAGGCACCTCAGGGCAAAGCAAGACTTTTAAAGGCGAAGAATAAATGAAAATTTTTTTAACAGAGTTTCGTGTAGGTGCTTCTATTTATGAAGGTCCTAATATCGTTGCAGAATCTTTTGAAGAGGCTGAAGAACAAGCAGAAGTTTTTAATGTAATCGTTATTGGTATTTTAGATACCGATTTTGAAATAACTGATGTAGAGAAATGGAAACCTACTTTACATTAATAGCTGAGCTAGGTGTTCCTATTGCAGGAGCCTTAACTATGGCGTATTTTATCTTTTTAATTATGAAACAACTTATGAATGGTTTAGTTGCAGAAATTAAAACCGTTCAAGGTATTACTAAAATGTTAATTACTAGAGCTTCTATAATGAACAACGATATTATAAGAATAGATACTAGTGTATCTTCAGCTTTAAATTTAAAACCTGATTTAGATAGAATTGCTAGAGCAGAAAATTTTGTTGAAGACGGCAAAATAGATGCTCGTAGAGATTAATGGATATAGTAAAACTAGTTTCAGAGTTTGGTTTCCCTGTGGTAATGGTGATAGGGTTGGGTTATTTTGTTTATTATGTTTGGCAAACTATAACTAAAACTATTGACCCAGCAGTAGCTGAAATGAAAACCACTATAATAAGACTTACTGATCAATTAAGATTATTAGATCAAGACATGATAAGGCTTAAAGAAAAAGTAAATACTGTTTTAGAACTAAAAGAAGATGAGAAAAAGAAAGAAAACAAAAGCTGACGAACAAGTAGAAAATTTGTTCTTAGTTATTATGGTTACTACAATGTTAGTTTTAGGTCTATACAGTGCTTTTATTGATGCTGACCAAATAACCCATAAATTTAAATCACCAAGTTTTAATGGTGAAGGTACTTCTAGTCATTATCTTACAATTGAAAATCAAGAATTTAGTCGTAAATTAACAATTAAAGAAGAAATTAAAGCTTTACAAGATGAAATAGAACGAGAAAAAGAAAATAGCACATTAGCTAGGTTTATGAGAAACCTTGAATCAAGAGTCTATGCTGAACTTTCTAGACAGTTAGTAGATAACCTGTTTGGTGAAACACCTCAAAGTTCTGGTACAATACAATTAGAAGGAAACACGATTCAATATACAAGTGATGGTGTTACATTAACATTAAAAATAACCGAGGAAGATGGAACAGTTACTGAAATTACGATACCTATCGGTACTTTTACTTTCTAGTTGTTCGTTATTTCAACAGCTTGAAGATACTTACGAACAACGATTTGAAAATCTTGATGTAGTTTCTATCCAGGAGTTACAGTCTGTTGCTTTACGTGATGTAGAAGTTCCTGAAGTTAGTCCTGTGGTTGCTGTATATCCAACAGCTTTTACTGACCAAACAGGGCAACGTAAAAGTAATAGTGAATTTGCTTTATTCAGCACCGCAATAACCCAACAACCCAATGCATTACTAATAAGAGCATTAAAACACGCAGGAAACGGTAATTTCTTTAGAGTAGTAGAAAGAGTTGGTTTAGATAATTTAACTAAAGAAAGGCAATTAATACGTTCCGCTAGAGAACAATTTGCTAATGAAGAAGAAAAGAAAAAACAATTAGCACCTTTATTGTTTGCAGGTATTTTAATCGAGGGTGCTGTAATTTCTTATGAAGCTAATTTAGAGTCTGGCGGTACAGGTGCAAGATATTTAGGGATTGGAAATAGTATTCAGTACAGAGAAGACAACATAACAGTTAGTTTACGTATGGTCTCTGTAGCTACAGGAGAAGTTCTTTTAGAAGTATTAAGTCAAAAAACTATATTTAGTTATGGTAAGTCGGAAGATGTTTTTAAATTTGTTGAGTTAGGCACAGAGCTTGTAGAAATAGAATTAGGTAATGCTAGAAACGAATCATCAACAATAGCTTTAATGAAAGCAATAGAAGGTGGTGTTTTAGAAATTATAAAACAGGGCTATAAAAGAAAATTTTGGGTTTTACAAAAAGATTAAAAAAAGTTATGATGGGACGGTCATGATAAAGAAGTTTGTACTATCTTTGCTATTGTTTACGTTATTTCCATTGTTTGCAGCGGATAATGAAATATATGTAGACCAATCAGGAACAGGGGCGAATATAGACCTTGAACAATTAGGCGTATCTAATATTATAGGTGGTTTAGGTTCTTCTGCAGGAAATTTAACTGCTTTTGATTTAGACGGCACAAGCATGACTTTAGACATAAACATGATTGGTGCTACTAATAAATTTTTAGGAGACATCACAGCGAATAGTTTTACAGGGTTATATAACTTCACAGGATCAACAAATACTTTTACAATTCAAGTAGACCCTACAAATACATACGGAGCTAATAGTTCTAATCAAAACATAGCAGTTACAGGAGCAGGAAACACGTTTACGCTTAATCAAGCAACAACAGCCTTAGCTGCAACTTTAGATTTAGATTGGATTATTCAAGGTTCTAACAACACTGTAACGTCTAATATTAATATTGACGGTGCAACTAACTACATGGATATAGACGGTAGTGATAACACAGTTAATTACACAGGAACAGGTGTTAATGCATCAGCGGGTGGTTACTTTTATTTAGATCATACAGGCGGACAAAGAACGTTTAACATTCAACAACTGAGTACTTTAGATAATGACTGGCTTAAAATTTTATCAGTTGGCGGTAACGCTTCTTCTACTGTCTGTGTCGTTCAAAACGATCAAGGCACAAGCACCTCTTGTTGATATTGGGGATATATCTGAACTAAACGGTTCTGCACAAATAGTACGAGACAAACCCTATACCGCTGATTTAAATTTTTCTATACAAAGTAACGACGAAGCAATTACTACAAACGGTAGAATGGCTATTACGTTTTTAGATGATTCTATTGTAAAACTAACTGAACACTCACAACTCACCATAGACGAATATATCTACGACCCCGACCCTTCTAAATCTAAAATGGCTCTTACTTTCGGATTAGGTACGGCAAGGTTTATTACAGGAAATTTAAATCGTATAGATAAACAAAACATTAAATTAAAAACTCCTACAGCTAATATTGCAATTCGTGGAACTGATTTTACAGCGACAGTAGATGAATTAGGTCGTAGTTTAATCATTCTTTTACCAGATGCTTTAGGTTTATCTAGTGGAGAAATAGAAGTAGTTACCGCAACAGGAACAGTTTTATTAAATAAACCGTATCAAGCAACAACTGTTTCGGTTTTTGAATCAGCCCCCAGTAAACCCGTTATCTTAGATTTAACTTTAGACGTTATTGATAATATGTTAATCGTTACGCCCCCTAAAGAAAAAGAAAAAATACAAGAAGAAAACATACAAACCAAAAGAGAAAACATATTAGATTTTAATGATTTAGATATTGACTATTTAGCTGAAGACTATTTAGCTGAGGATGAGCTTGAGTTTACCGAATTAGATATCAATTTTTTAGATGTAAATTTTTTAGAAGATTTATTAAATGTTTTAGACGCTTTAGCTATAGCCAAAGATGAAGATGTATTAGCTCAAGCTACTAGTACACAAGTAACAGGAACTTTATTAGGTAAAGACCCAGACACACAAATAACAACATTAATAACAGGAAATGTTGTTAGTTTAAGAAGAACTGTAAATGAAAGTGTTAGAGTTGATTTAAACGGTAGTGAAGCTTATACAGTAATTTTGATACAAGACGGAGTATCTAATATAATCAAAGTTAATGGAGGAAGTAATAGCGTAATTACTATTACTCAAAGCGATTAATGAAAAAGTTAATACTACCTATATTATTTTTACTTGGATTACCTTTAGTGTTTCAAGTCGCACCTGTTGAAATATTAAAATTAAAAACATTTGATGCTTTTGTAACTACACCAGAGCCTTCTGGTAATTTTGTTATTTTAAATATTACTGAAGAAGATGTAGATGCGGCAGGCGGTTATCCGTTTCCTAGAGAGGAACTAGCTAAGATACATTTAGACTTATTGCGTAAAGGTGCTTTAGGCGTTGGTTGGGTATTAGCTTTTCCACACGAAGATAGGTTTGGTGGTGATCATTATTTTAAAGAAGCATTATCGTATGCTCCTTCGGTTATCGCTGTTTTTGAAAACGATAATGGTATATACCCTAAAACAGTAGGTACTGTTATTATGGGTGAGGGTAACGGTGGTTATATGTCTAAAGGTACCGTACAAAATATTTCAGGATTAAACGCAGCAGAAGGAGTAGCTTCCGCTCCCGTAGATATAGATAACTTAGTTAGACGGATACCACTTCTATATAAGACCCCAGAGGGGTGGTTAGCGGCTTACGGTACACAAGTATTAAAAGCCCTAACAGGGGCTAAAACTTACGTTATAAAAACTAATACGAATGGGTTAGAAGAAATAAGAGTAAAAGGTTTACCGCCAGTAAAAGTAGATTCTTTAGGGCGTAAGTGGGTTAGTTGGGTAGACACTCCTACAACAACATTAAAAGAAATGAATGTAAAAAATAAATTCGTTTTTGTTGGAGTAACTGCTAAAGGCGTTATGCCACAGTTAGCTACACCAACAGGGTTACTTGAGCCACACAAGATACAAGCAGCATTAGCAGAATCAATATTGGTAGAAAATAGTCCATATATCCCCGACTATAGTATAGCCGTTGAAGTTTTAGTGTTTGTTATATCCCTGCTTTTAGTTTGGGTTGCGTTAAACAACTTAGGCATTACTGCAGGAGTCCTTTGTTTTGGTGTAGTTATGTCTAGCACCGCTATCGGAGGCTATTATGCCATACAACAAGGATTATTAATAGATGCAACTTGGTCTTTAATAAGTCAATTTATAACAGGTACAGTAGCCTTTTATTTAAGATTTAGAGAACAATTTAAATTACGATTACAAATTAAAAAACAGTTTGAACATTATCTAGACCCTAGACAAGTAAAACAATTACAAAAGAATCCAGATTTATTAAAACTAGGTGGCGAAAAGAAAACAGCTACGTTTTTATTTACCGATGTTAGAGGGTTTACCGCTTTATCTGAATCAGTAACTCCTGAAGAAGTGACTTATATAATGAATAAAGCATTAACCGCACAACAAGCAGCAGTACAAAAACACGGTGGTATGGTAGATAAATACATAGGTGATGCGATGATGGCTATATTTAACGCACCTTTAGATTTATTAGATCACCCGAACATAGCGGTGAGTTGTGCTCAAGATATTTGGCAAAATATGTCAGACCTTAATGTAGAACTCCAAGCGGAAGGCTTGCCCCCAATAGCCATAGGAATAGGCATAAACACAGGAGAAGCAGTGATCGGTAATATGGGTTCTTCATCTAGATTTGATTATACCGCTATCGGTGACGCAGTAAATACCGCGGCTAGATTAGAATCAGCAACGAAAGAAGCAGGAGCAGATATACTTATTGGGGAAAATACTAAAAATTTATGTAAACATAGCTTAAAAGAACTAACACCGATGAAAGTAAAAGGCAAAGAAAAACCTTTAAAAATATACACACTTTGATATATAATCAATTTATCAGTATTCTGCTGCAGCTTACGGGAAGTGCTTTAACCCGCTAAAACGTTAATAAACGCAGAGGAACTATGGTTGGAGTAGATAAGAAAACATATCTAAAAAAGAAAGGGAGTCGTTCTGACTTCTATATTTACACGCCTACTAAAACTATTAAAACTAGGAGTAGATTTTAATGAGTCTTTCTTTAATTAAAACTCCAGAACTAACCTATCAAGAAGCTTGCGAGTTTTTTGATTATAAGAAAAATAAAATAGAGTTTCAAAGCAAAATAAAACAATTTGAAGAAGCTGTTGTAAAACACTGTAAAGAAACTAATCAAGAAGAATTAAATTCACAAATAACAGGTGAAACCGAAGGGGCTGTTACGCATAACTTTGCAGACGGTCAGTATATAAGACAAATAATTATGCCTAAAAATATATTAGTCGTTTCTAAAATACATGCTAAAAACCATCCTTTCTTTATTATGAAAGGCGAAACGTCTATTTATAGCAATAAAGGCATAGAACGTATCAAAGCACCGTTTCATGGAATAACCGAGGCAGGTACAAAAAGAGCATTATATATACACGAAGAATGTACTTTTATTACTGTACATAGAACTGATTGTTTAACAGTAGATGAAGTTATAAATGAAATAACTGTTACTGATTTTTCTAAATTAGAATTAACAGGTTTCGATATAAAACAAATAGATAACATTTTAAATCAACAGGAAATTTTATAATGAGTACTGCAATTACTGCTGCTGCAATAACTATCGGAGGCACTCTTCTTGCAGGTAAAATCGCAGCTAATAGACATAAAGAGGTAGAACCAAAAGCACAGATTGGATCAGGAACTGCCCCCCAATTAACTCCTGGACCTGCTACAGAGTTTGCACCAATAGAAGGAAGTGAATTAGCATCCGTTGGAGAGTTTAATTACGACGATCCTTATAGTCCTTCTGGAATAGACCCGAGTACTAACGATATACTTAAACTATTAATGAGTTCAGGAATAGACCCGAGTACTTTAAATGAACGGGGTGTTGCAGGACTTGCGATTGGCGGAGCGTTAAAAGCCGCTAAAGGGGGTGAATTAAATTTACAAGAACTTTTAAGTCAAGGGGGGAAAAGACCTGAACCTTTTCAAAATTTACAAGAACTAGATGATTTTTTAGATTTTACTGAAGGTAACGAATTAAATTTACAAGAACTTTTAAGTAAAATGGGTGGTTTCGGTACAAGTTTAATGCCCTCTCAAAAAGAGGGTATATTGAGTTTAATCCCCTCTAGCGATAATGAAGAAACATCTTTAGTAGAATTAGATGCAGATGGAATATCTCTAGTAGACTCTAATCAAAAAATAGCTCCAGTAGCTATGTATAACAGTACTTCTAATAATCCTATATTAGCTATTAATAAAAATTCTATGAAAGAAGAAACATTAGCAGGATTAGATAATACTATAAATCCTACGTTAATGGATCGTTTTTCATCAACAGCAGCTCCTGCGATTAATTATGCTAACGAAAATCCAGAAATGTTTAAAGCTTATGCAAATGCGGGTTTTAGTGTATTACAAGCATTACTCGATAAACCTAGAGAAGTAGAACAAAAAGGCAGTTTAGTTAGGACTAAAACATTACCGACAGGTGGGTTAGGGGCTAAAAGAGATTATTTAAGACAAATGACACCTATACAAGGTAGTACGTTTGCAGCAGACGGCGGAGCATTAAACAGACGTATGTTTAAACCTATGTTAGAAGGTGGCGATATTGAAGGTCCAGGAGGACCTAAAGATGATGTAATACCTGTTATGGCTAGTAACGGTGAGTTTATGTTATCTAACGCCGCAGTAAAACATATGGGAAAAGGTAATCATGATAAAGGTATTGCTATGTTAGAACAATTTAATAAACAAGGTAATAAACGATATGGCTAGTAGAGAAGAACAAGAATATTCGAGTCAAGCCCCCGCGGGTTATATAGGAGATTTTTTACAAAAAGATATCTTTCCTAGAGCTCAAACGTTTTTACAAGATCAGTTTAATAATTACGGAGCAGATAACTCAAGCCCCTTTACTTATACAGGTGAACGAGTAGCAGGTTTTGATCCTAGAGAAACTAGGGCTATGGGTTTAGCTGACCAAGCGATTGGTAGCTATATGCCTTACTTAAATAGACAATCGGGATTATTAGGTGACGCTTCGGGCATCATGCGTAGTGGTGCTGATTTAGGTGGACAAAGTATAAACACAGGTTTAGCCGCGGGTCGTGGTTTAGCAGGTGAAGGTGCAGGTTTAACTAGAGGAGCTAATTTTACTCAATCAGGTCGAGGTGATTTTTTATCCGCAGTACCTAATTATAACGAAGCTCAAGGGTTAACTAGAGCAGGAGCACCTACGTTTACTTCTGCTAGAGGAACGTTAGGTAGAGCAGAAAATTCAGGAGCAGGTTCTACAGGAATGTTTAATCCTAATACTCAAGTTAGTTCGTTTTTTAATCCTTACGAAGATCAAGTTGTTCAACAAACGTTAAAAGATGTCCGTGAAGGTTTAGCTCAAGGTGATATGGGGCTTAGAGATGAAGCCGTAAGTGCGGGAGCTTTTGGTGGGTCTAGGTCTAGAATGAGACGTGATGAATTAGCAGAGAATACCGCTAGAGGAGCCGCAGAAGCAATAGCAGGTATCCGTAGTGGTGGTTATGAAGGTTCTAGAAACGCCGCACAACAAGCATTCGAAGCACAACAAGGTAGACAAAGTGGTTTCGCAGGATTACAAGCAGGATTAGCAGGACAAGAAGCAGGTTTCGCAGGACAAGAAGCACAAAGTGCTTTAGCTAGAGCAGCACAATTAGGTAGTATAGAAGCACAAAACGCTCAAGCCAAATTAGCTAGAGGAGAAGCGTTAAATCAATCAGAACAATTAGCAGTAAGTAATGCTTTAGGTAGAGGAGCACAATTAGGTCAATTAGGACAAACTCAATTCGGTATGGGATTACAAGGCGGACAGGGAATAGCGGGACTCGGTAGTCAATTAGGTCAGGGCTTAGGTGCTTTAGGTAGTCAATATGGTCAAATAGGTTCAACACTTCCAGGATTACAACAACAAGATATAAGTTCACAAATGGCTATGGGTGGTTTAGGTAGAGGTAGAAATCAATCGTTATTAGATTTAGGTTATCAAAACTTTGTAGGTCAATACAATTTACCAATGCAAACGTTACAAAATGCTGGAGCACTTACTGCTTCCCTCGGACCGTTAGCAGGTGGTTATGGTTACGCAGGCGGAGCTGCTCCTTCTTTTGGTAGTGCGTATGCTCCTGCTATAGGACGTTTACCAAATTATAATAGCGGTATTGCTAGTAATATCTATGGACCTAATGCAGAAGGACAAACATCAAACCAAGTACAAGCAGGATCAGATATTGCAGGGCAATTTCCTGATTTCAGTGATTTTATAAATATTGGTAATACTGATTTTGGAATGGCGGGTTATCCAATTGGCTAACGGTGTAGGTGGATATAACCCATTCCCAACTTTTGGAGGGGGTGACGGTGGTGGTGGTATTACCCAAGTTAAACTTGCTCCTTCGCCAGTGCGTTTTCCTACAGCATCAAGTCCTAGAACAACAACGGTTGCTGATGCAAGAGAAGATGTAAGTCCATTAGCGTACCTTGCACCTGTAGGTTTAAGTTTTTTAGCTAATAAATTTTTTAATACTCAAGCAGAACCACAAACCAACTTAGACGCAGAAGCATTAAGTAAACTTTCTGATTTTGAATTAGCTAATTATCAAACTGAACAATTATACGGTCCTAAAACAACACAAACTACTGGACAACGTATTGGACAATTAGCTACGCAATACTTACCCGCCTTATTTACCAATAATGATAAAGAATTAGCAGCGTACATAAGCACTGCAACTAATTTTGATAATGCTCAAACCACTAATAAAACAAACAAACAAATTAAAAGACGGACATATACTCAAAATTTATTAAAAGAAATGACTCCTAAAAACATGACGTTTGTTGATTTAGTAGAGTATGAAAAATCAGGTGATTTAACCAAAGCAGTTAGGAAAGGTTTTTTAGAAGGTAAACCTGATTTAGATCGTTTCGGTTATACTGTTAATATTGATGATGGTTATTATTCTACAGAATCAGATTCAGCCCAAAACTACGCAGGCAATGGGTCAGCTAATTGGGTTCCTTTAGAGTTTTTAGATAAAGTAACAAAAATACCAAGAGGTTCTTCTGCGGATGAGAATAATTTAAATGATTGGTTAAAAGCACAAGAACTAAGAGAAAACTCTTTATTAGACGTTTACGGCACTATTGGTACATTAATTCCAATACTGAAAGATCAAGCAACTGGAGATAATCTTGGTGGTATAGGTGCTGGAGGTCAAGTAACTTTAGCACTAAATAACGGTTTTAATAACGCTAGTTCAAGTTTAAGAGCGGTAGCTAGTTTGGCAGGGTTCGATAGTCCGTTTAGTACTGATGAAGAAGGTGGTCTTTTTGAAAAAGGAACTGGAGAAAACGCTCAAGCTATAGAGGGTTTATTGCTAAGACAAATAAGCGGAGAAGATGTAGATGATGAATTAAATAAAGCTTTAGGAATTTTTCAAAAGAAAACAGGATTTACTTTTAAAAGAGAATCAGGTGCTTTAGCTACTGTAGAATACAATGCCAGTATGTTAAAACTAGCGTATACAGCTGCGGCTGCTGCAGGTCAATCAGGAAGAACATTATCAGATAAAGATTTAGCGTTCTTTTTAGAGATGGTGGGTTATGGAAAGGCTACAGGTCCTATTAATCAAATGAAATATTTAGTTAATTTTGTTGGTCGAATAACACAAGAAGTAGAAAACAATGTTGACGTTACGTTTGGGGTTGGAGGAAGAAAACTTCAAAGTGTGTATGCTAATAGTTTAAGTAGTCCTAAAATACAGGGAATTACTCGTAATTATTTTGAAACTGCTCTTAACGGAGAACCTGTATTATTTGATCAAAACGTTTCTATTTCTGATTATCCAAAACTAAAGTTTACTAAAGTACCTTTTTTAACTAGGTTTACAGGAAAAGATACAGAAGGTAACTATGTAAATGCTTCTATGCGGAAATTTTTTGAAGCATTAGATAATTCAGACTTGGATCCCAATAGTATAAATCAAGTAATTGGTATTGGTGGGTCAGCTAATCTCAACGGTTTATTTAACCAACAATAAAAAAAAGTTATGGCATTAGAATTATCAGAAGAAGAATTTGAAAAACGAAAAAGTGAATTATCTTCACAACATTTTGAACAAAATGAAAGTAAAATTTTAGGTGATTATTTTAGTGAGGGTGATTTAACTGTTTTAACTTATGGAAAATATTTCCCAGAAATATTAGATGATCTAAAAACAAATCCTGGGAAATATAGTGAAAACTCGACTGTAGAAAGTTTTAATTCTTATTTTTCAAATTTAGGAGAACGTTACAGATTATACAATCGACCTCCTGTAGACCCTAAAATAGACGTTGCAGAAACAGGTGGTAGTCCTTTTCAAGATTTTAAAGAATTTTTAGGGTTTGAAAGAAATCCTGATATAGCTGAGTTACAACAAGCGGGTTTTTCTGGTTACGAAGAATATAAAGACCCTAATAGAAACATTATTGGTGCTAAAGGTCGGGATAGAAATTCTTTATTAAATATGAGTTATTACATGCCGCGTAATAAAACCCCTAGAGATTTAAAATTTGCATTAAACACTATTTATGAAAAAACAGGACAAAAAGGTAATGCTGAATGGGCGTTCCCTACTGATCCTAATAAAGGTATAGCTATAAAACAAGAAGGGGCTAATGATAATAAATACGTACTTTTTGATTTACCTCAATTCACCCCTATGCGTGATGTTCCTGATTTTTTACAGACAGAATCTATACCAATTATAGGGGAATTATTAGCGGTAAGAACTTTTGGTGCTAGAGGAGGTGGAAAAGATGTATTTAAAAATTCTACTGAAGTAGCGGGTATTGGGAAACTTAAAGAATGGACTACGACAGCGGCAAGTTTTGGGTTTGGTGCTGCTTTCGGTGATTATTTACGTTTACAATATGGTAGCCATATAGGAGCACACGACAGAACACAAGCCGAAATGGCAGCAGAATCAGGTATAACAGGACTTCTTTCTACAGCGGGTGTTGGTACCTTAGACGCTATTTCTAGAGGATTGCCTTTACTAAAAGATTTTTTTAGCAATAGAGTTATTCCAGATAGTGTTTTTGTAGATTTAGAAGAATCTATTATACGAGCTAAAAGAAGTGCTTCAGGTAAACCTGCTGATGGCATGCCTGTAAAAATAGACACCCCTTTTGGTCGAGTTTCTGACAAAAATTTTGAAATAACCACTCCTATAGGAAAACTTATTCGTAGTAATGTGGATGCTATTGGAACAGCAGCTCAAGAAATAACTACTAAAGAATTAGATGAAGCGGTTAGTAGTTTAATTCCAGGAGGAAGATTTATTTTAAGTAATTATTCAAAAGCTCAATACGATAGAGGAGAAACTACCCCCAGTTTAACATTAGGTTCCGCTAGTTTAGATAAAATAGCTGCAGAGTATGAAATTTTATTATTAAGAAATTCAAATGATCCTAAACTTAAAAAAATATATCAACAAATATTAAAAGGCGATCAGGAACTAATGCGAAGATTTTTAAATAATCTAAATAAAAATATTGGAGCTGAGATCGATCCCGACCTGACTAGTAATACTTTAGAAAATTTATTTAAAGATGATGCTTATGATCAATTAGATGCTATAGAAAAAGTTACTGCTAATGCTTTAGACAGTGTGTTAAAAAGCATGGGAGCAACGGACATTGCAGAAGGTGGTTCAAGTTTATTTAAAAATGTTCCAGACCCTGTAATAAGCACTGAATTATTTAATAAAGAACAAACAAGACTAAGAGAAATTAGATCAGGATATACAGAACCTTTTAGAGATAATTTTCTTAACACTGTTAAAGATCCACGTTACGAAAAATTAAGATCAGGAGCGGGTAAAACTAAAGGACCTGTAACTGAGTGGGCTAACCTTGCTAAACAATCTAAAGGTATTTTAACAGATTTTGATGCACTATCTGCTAAAGAAGATTTATATCAAATATTAGGTAGTGACGGAGCAAATACTTTAAGAAAACTACAAGGATTAGGACCAAAAGTAGAAAACCAAAAAGGTACAGGGGGTAAATTTATAAGACCTGAATATACTTTAGAAGAATTAAACGGTGCTAGAGAAATATTAAATAAATATGCTTCTTCACAAACAGATAATCCTTTAAGTGCCGAGGCTGCAAGAAAATTAGAACGTGGGTTAGAACATCAAATGTATCAAACTTTAATAGAGGGAGCTAGTTTTGAATCAGGAATACCTGTCACTAGCTCTAAAAAACTAGGTGAGTGGATGCAACAAAACGAATACGGTATTGATATACAACAAGCCGCAATCGATCAAAGAAATGCAATCTATGATGCAAGTATTTTAATTGATATAGAGAAGACTCAAAATTCTGAAGAATTTGTAATTAATTTATTTAATAATAAGGCAGGTAATGTTAAAAATACAAAAGTAGAAAATTTAGTTAAAGTTTTAACAGAAAGTAATGCTCCTGAATTAGGTGAAATTCAAGGCTCTGCTATAAGTGTGTTTGCAGATTTTATAAATAAACCTGTAAACGGAGAAGCACCTAAATCAATAGAAAGAGTTAGACGGGCTAAACAATTTATTAACGATAATAAAGGCACGCTACAAGCATTTTTTCCAAAAGAAACATACGGTAACTTGAACAATTTTAAACAATTTGAAAAAATAATATCTGACGTAGAAAATACCCAAGTAGCAATTAATGAAATACAAAATAATTTTAATAGTGGTTTTGGAAATATTGTTCAAGGCATTTTAAATGAGTCGTCTGGAGCAAAACAACAAGGAAATTTTGTACAACGTTTAACTTTTTTAAAACCTTATTTAGAAAATAATCCTATATTACAAGCAAAAACTGCTTCAGTTGCTAAAGCATGGTTATTAAGTAATGTTGTAGAAAGAGGAGCTGACGGTAGAAATATTTATGTACCTAAAAATTTAGATAAAATTTTGTATTCAGGTTTTGGACCAAAAGAAACGGGTTTAAGTTTTGAAGACGTTATGGCACCTTTAATAGGTCCTCAAGGTAAACAATATGTAAAAAATTTAGAAGAATTAGATTTAATATATAAACGTTATAGTAGTAGGGAAATAGCGGTAGAAAGTATTAACAAAGAGTCTTTAGCACCACAGACTTCTTTTTTAGAAAGATTAATTTTTCCACCATTAACACAAACAGGCAGACGAGTAACGGCAGTACGAACTATGGCAGCTCTTAATAGTGCTCGTTATTTAGGTGAATTGTTGTTAAGTCCTGATAAATTAAATACCGCAATTAAAAGTAGAAAAAGAAGATTAACTACACAAAATTATGTACGATATATGATAGCTATTGGTAGTTTAAATTTGTTTGATGCAACAAACGATTATAGAAATTATAATCCAAATACAAAAGAATATTCTAAAATTAAAACTTTACAATATACAGGTAATTCAGTAAATCAAATATTAAATAAAGTAGGTATTCAACAAAATATCCCTAAATAATGAATAATTTTTATAACACAGTATTTCAATCAATAGACGCGACAAACGCTAGAAGGTTTGCAAACAACGCAACAACTAACGCTACTGATCAATACGAAGCTGATGTTGCTGAGTATTTAAGTAACGAAGCGGGTAATCTTGAAAAAGGTATTGCAGGTTTATTAAATAAAGAAGTAGGTTTTAAAAGAAATCTAGGTGATGACGTTACCGCTAGTTTTGATTATAACTTTGGTAATGATCAAACTAACATGGGTATAGAAAAACGATTCGCTAACGGCGGTATGGTTTCTAATAATAATTCATTCGATAGTGGTATATCAGGGTTGCCAATGAGTGAACAAGGTGATACACTAACAACACAGATATTCCAAGCGGGATTTCGACCAAGGAGATAGATATGGCAGGTATAGAAGATTTAATGAATATAAGAACAGCAGGTGGTACGGCTAATGCACCGCCTGCTGGAATGCCTATGGGTGGACCTCCTATGGGTGCACCCCCTATGGGTGGACCTCCTCCTGGAATGCCTATGGGTGGACCCCCTCCTGGAATGGGTGGAATGGCAGGTGGACCTCCTCCTGGAATGGGTGGACCCCCTCCTGGACCCCCTATGGGCGGTGGCGAATCAGCTCCTTCGATAGAAGAAGATGCAGGAGCGTTAGCTGAAGCAGTAGTTGGTAGAACTCAAGGTGATATCGATAGTGCTTTAAATATTTTAGATACTGCAAAAGCTATGTTAATGGCTAGTGTTGATCAAGAACCTATGATGGCTGCAGAAGGCGGACCAATGTATATGAATATGGGTGGTTCTGTTGACTATAAAATGAATGGCGGACCAATGTATATGAACATGGGTGGTGGATTAAAAGCTGTCCCTAATGATAATCCAGGATTAAGTAAACTTCCTCAAGATGTACGAAACAATATGGGTTATATGAATATGGGTGGACCGTTGTACGCGGCTGAAGGTAAAGAAATATCCGATTCGGATACTTTAAGAGCTATGATAATGAATAGCTTACAAGATGATGACCCTTTAACTCAATTAGGTAGAAGAGCAACAGGTAGAGGTGTGTCTGATAAAGATTTAGGAATGATGGAGGTTAGAAATACAGCGGATGAAATGCTTAATATCCTAAATCCTGGATATATGAGAGGTAGAGAACTGTCTGATAAAGATTTAGAATTTGCAAAAAAAATTATTTCAAATACAAATGAAAGAAATAGAAATATGTCTGATAAAGATTTAGGTTTATCTGCTGACGCGTATTACGAACAATTTTTTAACTAATCCAATCTTTCCATTTTTCGTCACCTAATACTTCCTGAGCGAGGTTTAGTTTATTACGTAACGCTTTTACGATTTTTTCGTCAACGGTACCTTTAGCAACTAAATCAATATAAGTTACTTTATTTGTTTGACCAATACGATGAGCACGATCTTCAGACTGTAAACGTTTTTCTAAATCATAATTGTTACTATAATAAATAACATTACTCGCTTCGGTAAGCGTTATACCATAACCCCCTGTTTGAGTATTACTTATTAAATATTTCAATGGTGAATCAGGATTTTGAAAACGTCTAATTATTTCTTGTCGTTCCTCATCAGGAGTTTCCCCGTAATAAGTAGCTACGCTTTCTGTTCCCGCTAGTTCTTGAATCGTTTTTAATATTCTTTTTATATCGTATTGATAGTTAGCCCAAATAATAGTTTTACCTTGTACTTCTGCTAAAATATCAATTAACTCATCTAAACGATTGCTTTTAACTTCTACTTCATTACCTTGATCGTTTCTAACAAAACCACAAACCACTTGATGTAGTCGTAATATTTGAGTAAGTACAGAAGTAACGCTTACTGTTTCATGTGAATCTAACTCTGCCATAGCATAGTCTTTAAGCTCTTTATAAACTTTCTTTTGTTCAGGAGTTAATTCAACAAGTCTCCGTTGATAAATTTTATCAGGTAAATCTAGACACTCTTTCTTAAGCACCCTATAAGAAAACTCATTTACTTTTGTAGTTAATTCTTCTAAATGTTGATAACCTACCACTTGTCTAAAAGTTCTAGCTCCCATATTCCTGTTTATTAATTGTGCATATCTGTTTTGAAAAGAATAAAATGAGTTATGCCCTAACAAATCTTCTGATAGAAAAGCACTTTGACTATATAAGTCTAGGGGTGATTGAGTAACTGGAAAGCCTGTTAAAATCCTACGGTATTTAGTATTAATAGCTAATTTTAATAAGTTCTTAGTACGTTGTGCTTTAGGATTCTTAATAGTTGTAGACTCGTCAACAGCTATTAAAACATTATGTAATCTAATAAATTTTTCTACAAAAGCTACACCTTTTTTAGTACTGAAAGCTTCTACATTTATAATTAGTATTTTTAAATCATCAGTAACTTCAAATAAATCAGTTAGTTCTTTTTTCTGTGTTTTAGTAGGTGCAGGATTCCAAACACCGATGCGTTTTAATATATGATCGGGCATATGAGCAGGTATTTCTTTTTCAGACCAGTTCCTATAAACCCCTTTAGGTGCGATTATAATAGCCGCATTTATACCACCTTTATCATAAAGGATAGATATATTATCAATAAGTACTTTAGATTTACCTGTACCCATTTCCATAAAATAAGCGTACTCTTGCTTATTCCATGATCTTTTTAACGCTTCAAGCTGATGCTCGTAAGGCTCTGTTTTAAACTTATATTTCATTATTACTTTCTAATTTCTAATACCGATTATATCTTACAAATTAAGTAAGTTATAGCCCAAACAAAAGAAATTACTCATGCCCTCTAATAGAATTCTTGAGTTTCTAATAATTTTTTCTTAAAACTAATATTGGTAATTCCTTATCGGACCGTACTTCTTTAAAGAATATATTAGATTATTAACGATATTAGTAATTCTTAAAAAGTTTTTTATAAAAGTTTTTTTATTTTTAAAACTACATATCCATAATAGCTTTACTTTGTCGGTATTGATATATACTATTTAAAAACTAGAAATAAGAAAGGAGAAAAATGACAGTATATGTTATACAAGAAGTCCCAGGACGAAACATCGCCTCTGCTCGGCAGTATGGAGATTTTGAAGTCTTGTTACCTTCTAACACACAGATTATGTTGAGTGCTTCTCCTTCGGTACGTAGAATGAAAAAAGTTTTACAAGACTACAAGGAAGAAGACTACTTACTTTTAATAGGTGACCCCGCCGCAATTGGAGTAGCGTGTTCTATCGCTGCATATTATAACCGAGGACGATATAGTATCCTTAAATGGGATCGACAGGAAGGGGTATATTATCCTGTAGATATCGACTTACACCAGAAAGGAGAATTAGATGAATAAACCCACCTTTGAAGACTTAGTCGGAGACGAAAACGTTCAGGAATGGACCAATGATGTCTCAGATAATGAACTTTCTACGGTTGCTACTTTAGCTAATAAACAATTAGAACTCGCTATAGAGTTAGAAGTGTTAGAAGTTGAAATAAAAGCTAAGAAAGAACAACTTCGTTTGACATCTGAGCAAGAGTTACCTGACGCTATGGCGGAAGCAGGACTTACTCAAATAGTACTTAAGACTGGAGAGAAAATCTCTGTCAATGAGTTCTATAGTGCTCACATATCTAAAGCAAACCAAGAAAAAGCGTATCAATGGTTAATATCTAATGGTCACGAGGACTTAATAAAGAACGAAGTTCTACTTAAGTTTGGTCGTGAAGAAAGCATGATAGTTGATGAAACTGTTGATGCTTTAAAATCCAGAGGACTTGCTCCCGAGGTACGCCAGAGCGTTCACCCAAGTACACTAAAAGCTTTTGTAAAAGAGCAGTTTACAGCGGGGAACGATATTCCAACCGAGCCTTTTGGTATCTATATAGGTACAAAAGCAATCATTAAAAAGGACTAATATCATGACTAATGAAAAAACAGAAATAGCTGAAAAGAAGGAGACGTCTATCAGCACATTTGACGATAATCTATTGTCAGGCGGTACAGGGTTAGAAGAAACTACTACGGAGGATTTCGCAATCCCCTTTATTAGAGTTCTACAACCTATGTCACCACAACTAAATAAACAACACGGTAAGTATGTAGAGGGTGCTGGACAAGGCGATCTTTATAATACGGTTACTGGTGAAGCATACGACGGAGCTAAAGGTATTAGCATCGTTCCTTGTGCTTATACTAAGAAGTTTATTGAATGGGTACCTAGAGAGAAAGGCGGTGGTTTAGTCAACGCTAATCACGATATCTCTATTCTTAACTCTTGTACTAGAGACGGAGAGTCTAGAAGGTATTTTACTAAAGAAGGTAATGAAATCGTAGAGACTGCACAATTCTTTGTGTTAGTAGTAAACGGAGACGTTGCTCAACAAGCTGTTATTGCTTTTACTTCTACTCAATTAGGGGTAGCTAGAAAATGGTTAACGATGCTTAGAATGGCTAGAGTACAGAACTCTAAGGGTCTTTCAGTAGAAGCTCCTATGTTCGCTTATACATACTCTTTAGCTACTACTACTCAATCTAACGATAAAGGTAGTTGGAACGGCTACACGATCAGTCAAGAAGGTGCTACGGAGTTATCTGTAGCTATGATGGCTAAAGACTTTATGTCTGCGGCTAGGTCTGGTGATGTACAAGTTAAAGAAGAACAGCAGCAAGATGTTGCGAATGCGGCTAACGAAGCATTTTAATATAACGGAGAAATTTTATGTCGTTAGCAGAGCGATTTGCTACACGCTATGCAGGGCTACGCCAAGCATATGGAACTTTCACCGCTAGTAATGACTTACGAGAGGATGGCAAGGCAAATGGTAAAAACGTTACCATATCTAAAGAGTTATCAGATACTGATCTCTTAAAGTTATGGCAAGACCATTTGTCGGGTCAGCAAAGTGTTGGTATTGTTTCTATAGACGAAAACAATTGTTGCGTCTGGGGAGCGATAGATGTTGATGAGTATCAGCTAGACTTAAAAGGTTTAGCTAAGAAAATAGCTAAACACGAGTTGCCCCTTGTCGTCTGTCGTAGTAAAAGTGGCGGAGCACACATATATTTGTTTTTAGACGAGCCTGTATTAGCGTCCCTAATGCAAAGAAAATTGAGACAGTTGGCAGCTTCTATTGGTTTTGGACAAGCGGAGATATTCCCTAAACAAACCAAGCTACTGTTAGAACGTGGAGATAGAGGAAGCACTTTAAATATGCCTTACTTCGGAGGAGAGAACTCGACTAGGTATGCGTATGGTAAAGAAGGACAAGCACTTAGTCCAGAAGAATTTTTAGACTATGCTGAAGAATTAAAGTTAAAGCCTAGTGCTTTAGAAACCTTAGAGGCAAGTCCTCTAACCGAATCTATAGATTGGCTAGACCAGTCACCCCCTTGTTTACAGCATTTAGTTGTACAGGGTTTTCCGAAAGGAACTAGAAACTCAGGCTTGTTTAATCTTGGTGTGTTTTTAAGAAAGAAATACTCTGACGATTGGGAAAAAAGATTAGAAGAAGTAAATATGCAGTATATGCACCCGCCGTTGGGAGCACAAGAAGTATTAACGATTGCTAAACAAGTACAAAGAAAAGATTATTTTTATAGGTGTAATGACCAACCCATCGCTAGTCATTGTAACAGTCCTTTATGTAGAACTAGAAAACATGGGATTGGGGCTAATGGTGGGACACCTTTATTTAGTAACCTTACAAAACAGGACAGTGATCCACCTATTTGGTTCTTAGATGTCGAAGGCGGTAGGCTAGAGCTAGAAACTGATGACTTATTAAATCAAAACAGATTCCAACGTAAATGTATGGATGCTCTAAATAAAATACCACCGAAGGTAAAAGAAAACGTTTGGAATCAAATTATACAACAGCTATTAGATACTATTACTATAGTAGAAGTACCTAAAGAAAGTTCGACAGAAGGTCACTTTATGGAGTTATTAGAATCGTTCTGTACAGAAAGACCTGCTAGAGAGCGAGACGAGTTATTGTTACATAAGCCTTGGACAGATAAAGGTAGAACTTATTTTAGATTACTAGACTTAATGGATTATTTACATAGAAATAACTTTAAAGAATACCAACGAAATAAACTTACGTCTAAATTAAAACAATTACATGGTGAGCCGTATTTCTTTAATATTAAAGGCAAAGGTGTAAACGTTTGGTTTATTAATGAGTTTATAGCTCAGAATGAAGAACACGATCTGCCTGATTTTAATGACAATTTATTATGATCAAGTTTTATAAAAATAAATTTGTAGGTTTTAATCCGTTAATAACTGATTGGGATAAACCCGTAAATAGAGTATTTAATGGTAAAAAAATTAAGGGTAGACCAACTAAAGCTTTTGGTACCGCTGATTTTGAATACGCAGGTAGAGTTTATAAACCCGTACCGTGGACTCAACCGATGATGTATATAAAAGGTAATTTAGAAACATTTATAAAAAGAGAACTTAACAAAGAAATTAATTTTAATTTTTGTCTATGTGGTTATTATGGTGTGGATGGAAGGGGCATACCACACCATTCTGATACGGTACCTGCATTAGACGATTTAGTTGTTTCGATGTCTTTTGGTTCGCCTAGAATATTCCAATGGAAAGAATATACTAAGTCTATTAAAGAACATACCGCAACCAGCATAGTTAATACAAAACATATAAGTAAAAAAGGTACAACTGATTATTTAATGGAAAACGGAGACGTGTTTATCTTTGACGGTCACTCACAGATGAAAGCTACCCACGCAGTACCTGATGTAGTCGGCGGTAGTGAACGAATTAATTTAACTTTTAGGACGGGAATATGAAGTGTTGGCATTGTAACGAAGAATTAATTTGGGGTGGAGATCATGATATAGATGAAGAAAATGAAGAATACGATATAGTTACTAATTTGTCATGCCCTTGTTGTGAATCTTTTGTAGAAGTTTATCACAAAAAATGACATTACCCGCTCACACCCAAGTAATACTTGGTCCTCCTGGAACGGGAAAGACCAGTACTTTATTAGGTTTAATAGAAGATGAATTAGCAAAAGGTACAAAGCCTGAACGTATTGGATTTTTTACGTTTACTAAAAAAGCAGTTACCGAGGGTAAAGAAAGAGCTATGGCTAAATTTAGAATAGCTAATAAAGATTTACCATTTTTTAGAACACTACATTCATTAGCGTTTAGACAACTAGGATTAACTAGGGAAAGCGTAGTGGGTTATTCTGATATTTTAGATTTAAATGAAAAATTAAACATAAGACTGACGGGTCGAACTACCTCTGAAGAAGGTCATTTATTTGGTATGACTCATGATGATAGACTAGCGTTTATCGAAAACCTAGCTCGTATGAAAAACATATCGTTAAAAGAACAATGGCATGAGGTAGAAGATGCGGTTGGTTGGTTTGAATTAGAACGTTTTGCTAGAGGATTAAAGTTATTTAAAGAAGATAGATTATTAGTTGATTACACTGATATGTTAGAAATGTTTTTGACACAAGGTGATATACCCAAACTAGATGTTATGTTTGTAGATGAAGCTCAAGACTTATCCCCTTTGCAATGGGCGGTGGTACGTAAACTTACGGAAAGAGCTGATCGTATCTATGTCGCAGGAGATGATGATCAGGCTATTTATAAATGGGCGGGTGCTGATGTTGATTATTTAATTAAAAACTCTAAAAACGCTATGATTCTAAAACAGTCGTACCGTGTGCCTTCGGCTATTCATGACGTTGCTAAAAAGTGTATTGATCAAGTACGGTCTAGAATACATAAAGAATGGAATCCTAAAAAGGAAACAGGACTTGTTCGTTGGGAACCGACTATAGAGCTAATAAACATGGAAGAAGGTGAGTGGTTAGTGTTAGCTAGGACTAATTATTTACTAGAAGATGTCGATGAGTATTGTAGAAACGAGGGTTGGTTCTTTGAAGTAAAAGGCAGACCCAGTATCACTGAAAACAAGGTTAGAGCGGTAGTTCATTGGGAACGTATGGTAAAAGGCTTATCGATATCGGTCAACGAGTGTGTCAATATTTTAAAGTATATTAAGATAAACAAACCTAAAAAATTAGATTTATTAGAATCAGATTTATTATTACAATATCAAGACTTAAAAGATTACTATCCTGAATTACCTGACGGAGCTTGGTATAATTCGTTAAATTTATTAACTCCAAAAGAAGTAAGTTACATTCGAGCTATGCTTAGACGTGGAGAAAAAATAACTAAACAACCTAGAATTCGTTTATCTACGATCCATGCTGCTAAAGGTGGTGAATCAACAAACGTAGTATTGCTAACAGATATTACTGCTAGAGTTTATAAAAACTATCAGCAAAATCCTGATGATGAGAATAGAGTTTTTTATGTAGGTATAACAAGGGCAAAAGAAAACTTGTATTTAATAGAACCTAAAACAACACGCTGTTATCAGTTGTAAAAGTTCTTTACTTTGCATATAAAAGTAAAGTATAAAGTACTAATAATAATTTTTAAAAGAAAGGAGAAAATATATGTCATCAATTAGAAAGAAATTAACTGTTAATGAAAATGACAGTAAAAATACTCGAATGGATCTAGCTTCGGCAGGTGTATTGGGTAACTGGAGACCCGATGAGTTAGCTCATATGAGTCGATTCGATAAAATCGCTTCGCTTTGTATAGAAGAAGCTAAACTGTTAGGTAGACCATTAGATACTTTAGAAGTAGGCTGTGGTGAGTGTTGGGCTTTACGTTGTTTATATAAGGCTTATGTCGTTAAGAAATCTGATATTATTAGTTCTTATTACGGCTACGATATAGACCCTGCTTGTCAATTAGAGAATAAGTTTTGGTCTAACGCAGGTGGAAAACTAGAAGAATCTACTTGGTTTAAAAACTTTAATGGAGAAATACGAATACAAGACCTAACGGTAAACCCTATATTTGATTTACCTGATGAAAGTATAGACTTTTTCTGGTCAACCGAAGTTATTGAACATATGGGTAGAGAGTTTATTCCCGCATGGTTAGATGATGTTGCTCGTGTTATGCGACCTGATTCTATAGCGTATGTGTCTACTCCTAACCACGACGGTTCTAANGATAAGTTACCCGAAGATCATGTATATGAGTGGGGTTTTCAAGAACTTAAAGAAGAACTAGAAAGAAANTTTCATATTGAAGCAGTAACGGGTACGTTTATTCAAATGCCTAACTTAAAGAAAGCTAGGTTTGATGGCTCTCGAGACGTGGGTTTAGAGTGGACAGACCAACAAATGATTATGTTAACAGAACGTTTTGGTAAACAGTTTTTAAGAATGGCAGCAGCAACGGTGTATCCTGAACATTCTAATAACTGTGCTTGGAGATTACGTAAAAAATAATGATTCAATTTATCCCAGAAGAACTTGATAGATATTTCTATTGGCAAGAGGAACGTGAAATGATTCGGCTTAGAAAAGAAGAATCAGAAACTCCTTCGCCTTGGACTTCTGACCCTATACTACAACAGTTTAAATTCTGTCAAGTGTATAGGGAGGATGATAGAACTACTCGTTGGTTTAGAGAACATATAAGGGAACCGTTAAAAAACAAACCAGAAGTCTTAATGGCTACGGTTATCTTTCGTTGGTTTAATCTTATAGAAACGGGTAGAACATTAATAGATAATGATCTATTAGTTAATTGGGATAGAGAGAAAGCTATAGAAGAAATAACTAAACAACCTAAATGGATCACGGGTTCATACATTATAAAAACACCTAATCGTATGAATAAAGTTACAGGAGTAGCCGAGTGTGTTTCACATATGTGGAGTGATCGAAATTATTTAGTAGATAAGTTAGAAAAGAACACAGCTGATGGAGAGTGTTCTTTACAAAGTTGTTGGGAAACTTTACGTGACTACCCTTATATGGGTCCATTTATGGCATATGAAGTGGTTACTGATCTTAGGCATACTTATTTATTAGACGAAGCAAATGATATTCTCACGTGGGCTAATGCTGGTCCTGGAGCAATGCGAGGACTTAATAGATTAACAGGTAGGGATTTAAAGTTTTGTAAACGTAGTCACTCTTGGGGCGATGAAATGGAACAGTTATTAGCAATAGCCATAGATAGAAATTCATTCGTTACTAAACGTAATGATTTGAAATATGAGTTAAGAGAGATAGAAGGTGGTCTTTGTGAGTTCGATAAGTACTCTAGGATTGTTAAAAACGAAGGTAGAACACGTTCTATATATAAACAAAATGATCTTCCTAAAGTAGAAGATTTGATAAAAGGAGTAAGTAAGTATGACATTTAGTAGTAATGAAGCTATAGAGCTTCTAGAAAAGTGGGGAGATTCTGTTGATATATTCTATACGCAGTTCTTAGAAGTATCTTTTTTCTTAAAAGTGTCTGCTTCAGAAAACATGGCAATAGCTTTTGTAAAAAAGAAACTACCTATGTTGAGTGAGCAAGAGATAGCTTATCTAATAACCGAAGTAGTATTGGGATATCAGGAGACTTTATGAAAGTAATAACAGCAAGAAATGTAAACGATGCTTTTAAACTAGGGGTAGATTTCTTTTTAGATAAAGATAACTACAGGCAACAAGATAGTAGAAACGGTACAACACTAGAAGCTAATGAACCTGTAACTACGGTTTATCGGAAACCTACTGAACGAGTATTGTTTTCTCAAAAACGTGATGCTAATCCGTTCTTTCATTTTATAGAAGGGTTATGGATGTTGCATGGACGTAACGACTTAAGACCTTTAACCTTTTTTGTAGACTCTATGCGAAACTTTTCTGATGACAATAAAACTCTATGGGGAGCCTACGGTTGGCGTTGGAGAGATTATTTTGATAAAGATCAATTAGATATTATTATCGCTATGTTAAAACGTAATCCAGACGATAGACGAGCCGTTTTACAGATGTGGGACGTAAGAAAAGATTTAGATAAAGACGGTAAAGACGTGCCTTGTAACACGAATATATATTTTAAAATCAGAGATAATAAATTAAATATGACTGTATGTAATCGTTCTAATGATATGATTTGGGGAGCTTACGGTGCTAACGCAGTACATATGTCTATGTTACAAGAATATATGGCTACGTTAATTGGTGTAGAAGTTGGTGTGTATACTCAAATTAGTGATAGTTTTCACGTTTACGAAAACGACGTTTGGGAACGTTGTAAACAATTAGGCGTTATTGATATTCATAGTTGGCGTTCTACTAAAAACGAATACGAACATATCGAACAAAAAGAACTTATACCTTTAATAACTCATTCTAAAACTTTCCATTGGGAGCTAAATTTATTTTTTGAGGCGTTTAACGACGTTATAACTACAGGAGAAAAGTTTTCAACTAAAGAATATACAGGACCAATAAAAACTTTTAAAAATTCGTCTATACGAGACATAGCAATACCTATGGTTAATGCTTATATGTTTCATAAACATAGACGTTACGAGGATTCTTATGCCGAGATTAATAAAATTAAAGCATATGATTGGATGACGGCATGTTTCGATTGGGTCCGAAAAAGAGACGTGTCGTATACTTTAAACAATACGGACAAAGGAGAAACTCATGGATAAATGGGAAAATATGAAAACAGTCGCACAAAACGATCTACATGCTTTAAAGAAAGCAGAGACGTCTTATGGCGATTCATGGAAACGTCGTGGGGGTGTTGGTGCTTTTATGATGTTAGCACGTAAGTTCGATAGAATCGAACATCAATCAGAGAAACATGGTTGGGATATATTTGAAGCAGGTAAGGCTTTTCAAGGAGAAGCTGGTCTATTAGATGATATAAGGGATTTACGTAGATATCTACTATTAGTCGAAAACGATATTCTTCATCAAGATTCTTTAACTGAATCTGAAGAATTAGTTGAGACAATAATTAGCGGAGAAGAGTAATGGGTTGGTTTAAAAATTTAGTTTCATATGTAACGTCTTACGAGTCTAAAACTGTTGATGAGAAAAAACTCTTAGATAAAGCTAAGAAAGATGCTGAAGTTGTTTTAGAGAAGTTTGAAGAAAAAGTCAAACCTGTTAAAGCAGTTAAGCCTAAACGAGCTAAAAAGAAAGGTAAGTTTGTAGCTGATGATAAATCTACTCCAGACGTAAACGAAGCTTGGAAAGGCGGTAAAGCACCGATTAAAAAACCCAAAGCGTATACAACTAAAGTCACTCGTATAGGTAAAAAGAAAAAGTAATGCAAATACCGTTGTTCGCTCCAGAAAGCACTTGGTCTATTCCTGAAGTTTTTCCTCAGTTTTCTGAGACAGAAACTATCGCAATAGATTTAGAAACATACGATCCACATCTCATGACTTGTGGTCCAGGATGGGCTACGGGTCGTGGTCATGTGGTGGGTATTGGAGTCGCAGCAGAAAATTGGAGTGGTTACTTTCCTATCCGTCACGAAGGTGGTGGTAATTTAGATGAAGAAGTGGTATTACGTTGGTTACGTAAGTTGTTATCGTCTAATAAACGTGAAGTTATATTCCATAACTCACTCTATGATGTAGGTTGGTTAAGGAGAGAAGGCGTAGAGGTCAAGGGTAAAATACTAGATACTATCGTTGCGGCTCCCTTAATTGATGAGAATAGATTTTCGTATTCATTAGATAATTTAGGTAGTTCNTTTTGTGATGAACAAAAAGATGAATCTTTATTNCGTGATGCAGCTCTAGCTTTTGGTATAAATCCTAAATCAGAGATGTATAAACTACATTCTAAATACGTTGGTCACTACGGTGAGCAAGATGCGGCACTAACTCTTAAACTTTGGAATAAATTAAAATTAGAAATAGTTGAGCAAAACTTAGAATCTATATTAGATATGGAATGTAGGTTGATACCATTGTTATTAGAGATGCGTTGGCGAGGCGTTAGAGTTGATGAACAAAAAGCTGAAGACGTTAGTAAACAACTCTCTACCGAAGAACAAAAGATACAAGTAGAGATTAAACGTAAATATGGTAGCGATGTCAATCTATGGGCTAATGCTTCTCTACAAAATATTTTCGATAAGAATAAACTATGGTATCCACGTACCGCAAAAGGTATGGCTAGTTTCCAAAGAGACTGGTTAGAAGGACATGAACACGAACTACCTCAACTTATTGTAAGAGCTAGGAAGCTCAACAAAGCTAGAACTACCTTTATCGATAAGATGATAACGGATCATTCTTTTAACGGTAGAATACATGCAGAAGCTCATGCTATGCGTAATGATCGTGGCGGCACGGTTAGTGGTCGATTTAGTTATAGCAACCCTAATCTACAACAAGTTCCTGCACGTGACCCTGAGATAGGTAATTTGATTCGTTCTTTATTTATTCCCGAAGACGGCTGTGAGTGGGGGGTATTTGATTATTCACAACAAGAGCCTAGACTTACGGTACATTACGCTGACCAAATGAATCTAACAGGGGCAAAAGATGCGGTAACTCTATATAGAGACGAAGCCGCAGACTTTCATCAGATAGTTGCTGATATGGCTAATATACCACGTAAACAAGCTAAAACAATTAACTTAGGACTTAGTTACGGCATGGGTAAAGAAAAGCTTATTAAGGAGCTAGGATTAGATGATTTAGAAGCTCAAGCTCTATTCTTACAATACCACGAGAAAGTTCCTTTTATCCGTGCTCTACAAGACCAATGTGCTCGAGTAGCTATGGACAGGGGTTATATAAAAACATTTGCAGGTAGACGTTGTCGTTTCGATTTATGGGAAGATAGATACGAAAGAACTCTACCTGTTCCATTAGAAGAAGCTAAACAGAAATATGGTGCTAACTTAAAACGATCATATACCTACAAAGCGTTAAATCGTCTAATTCAAGGTTCTGCAGCAGATATGACAAAGTTAGCTATGCTTGGCTTATGGGAAGAAGGGATAGTTCCACATCTACAAGTACATGATGAAGTAGATATCTCTATCGAAAACAGGGCACAGGCGGACAGGGTTTCAGAAATAATGCGTGATTGTGTAAAACTTGCAGTACCGCTAGAAGTAGACATGGAGCTAGGACCTTCATGGGGAGAAACTAAGGAAATAAAATGAATATGAAAGAACATCAAGAAATGGTTAAGCGTATACAACAAGAACTAGAAGATAAAGAAAAGTTACTTAAAAAACGAATAAAGAAAAAGGAGCAGAAATGAAAGGTATCTCTGAACGAAAAGCAAAAGAAAACTCTATCAAATATAGGTTAATGTATGTGCAGTGGAAAAAGTCAGAGGATACGTTAGAAGAACTTGGTGATAAATATGGCATTACAAAACAACGTATGTGGCAAATTATTACCCGTTGTAAATTAGGTGAGGGTGATTATTATTACGGAGTACAAATTGCACGTAACAAATGGTCAGAATTTAAACAGCTCTACTCGGATGTTGACCAAACACAAAGGGCGTTTAATGAATGGTTAAACGATCGTGATATTAAATTAGCTGCAAATAACGAAAAAACAGCACCACACACAGGTTGGGACAGATAAGTGTTAAAATTAAGGTTTTTTAAAAAATCGGATCCCACAGAGGTTATTTACGGCGTTTTTCAGAGGACTCCGAGGGTTTTAGTTAAGAATTATCTAAATACGCCCAGATCGTCTTATTTTAGCTTAGAAACGTTTTGCTCTTAAAAAATGGCTAAAGAGAAGAATTTATGGCTTTTGATGAGAACTAATCTACCTTTTATACATTTACAAAGAATTGAAACGGGAATGACAGGGGCNGGTGTTCCTGATGTTAACGGTTGTGCTAANGGCAAAGAGTTTTGGGTAGAATTAAAAGAAATACATTCAGGTAATCAACTTACTCTACGACCTATGCAAATTTCTTGGTTAGCTAAACGAGCAGCACACGGTGGTCAAGTATTTGTAATGGCTAGAAAAAACGATGAGATCAAACTCTACCACATAGATAGTCTATCGGGAATAAAAGACCTAGTAAAAGGAGGTTATAAATCGAAGGCTCTACTAACGTTAACTATTCCTTACGATTGGGAAGCTCTAAGTAGTGCTTTACTTTCCTAAGGCTGTACTATTTAATATACGGGTAGCTAACAACTACGGTCATTATAACAGTGCAATTATGCACACTAGAAAGGAGAAAAATATATGGCACATCAAGTAGAAACAATGGCGTGGGCTAATGAGATACCTTGGCACGGTTTAGGTGTTAAAGTAGACTCTAACCTCACCCCGTTAGAAATGCAGAAGGCTGCGAGTCTAGACTGGACAGTTAGTAAACGTCCAAGCTATACTTTAGACAGCCCAGAGTGGCACGACGATGTAGGTATTATCCAAGCGGAAAATACTTTTCACATTGTTCGTGATTCCGATAACCAAATATTGTCGCATTGCGGTAGGGATTATATTCCTATTCAAAATCATGACGTATTTGACTTTTTTAAACGCTTTACGGAAGCTGGTCACATGACTATGGAAACCGCAGGTAGTTTAAAAAACGGTGGAGAAATTTGGGGTTTAGCAAAAATCGCAGAAGACTTCGAACTCGCGGGTGATGACCTTATTAAAGGTTATCTTTTAATTAACCAACCACATATAGTGGGTAGATCGATGACTATTAAACTTACACCAATTAGAGTTGTGTGTAATAACACTCTTACGATGGCTTTAGGACAGGGCGGTACAGCTTCTTTCCGTATGCCACACGTTAGAGAGTTCGGTGTTGACGTTATCGAAGCCGCAGAAGAGGCGTTAGGTCTATCAGCAGAGAAGATGACAGAGTTTAGAGAAGCTGCTTCCTTCCTTAGTAAGAAGAAAGCTAAACACTCTAACGTGTTAGACTTTGTTGGTGAAATTTATCAACCAGATATGATAGCTGAATACCGTAAGGAACAGTTATTGAAAGCTGAAGGTAAACTTATCGGCGAACAGGCTCCACTTATTGAGAAATTTAATAAGTTCCCTTCCTTAGTGGTAGATGCTCTGGAACAGAGTCCAGGAGCTATGTTAACGTCAGCTAAAGGTACGTGGTGGGGTGCATTAAATGCAGTTACCTACGTAGAAGATCACTTACGTGAGTCTGCTACACCAGGAAATACCCTACACAGTGCTTGGTTCGGTGCAGCAGCTAATAGAAAAGCAAGAGCTTTAGACTTAGCTGTTAAATACGCTGAGGTGTCTTAATGTCAGACAACCCTAAACAATACAAATTAGACAGTGCTGTCTTAAGTATGATCTGGGTTGCACTACACGAGTCAGGTCAAGAAGACTTGGCTCAGGTAGTTGCTGACACTATGATCGCACAAGGTTGTGAGGAACTGGAGGGCGACGTTGGTCCCCTTCAGATTCTTACTTTTTGGAAAAACCATTTAGAAGAGAGTAATCTAGTCTCTTTTGAACAAGATAAAGGAAAAATAAACTAATGGAAGAAATAGATATTAAAATAGAAAGTAATATCCCTCTACCTGAAGACACAAGAAGTGGCTCTACCTACCCATTTGGAAAAATGGGGGTTGGAGACTCTATGTTCTTGCAGTTAAAGGAAGGTGATAATGCACAACGTATGAAAAATCGTTTGTCTCAGGCTACTCGGACTTTTGGTAAAAAACAAGAACCGCAGTGGCATTTTGTAATCAGGTATAGGCTTGAAGGAGAAGTATCAGGAGTACGTATATGGAGAAAAAGTTAGACCCAGAGCAGTATGTAAAAGATTTAGAAGCACATATTACTCGTCAACAAGATTTATTAATAAGGTACTCTAGAGTATTAGAAAACTTATTGATAAACGTTGAAGAAAGTATGAAAACACGTAGACGAACTTACGACTTAACCGATACGGTTAGAGAAGCTAAAGAGTTAGTCAATAAAAAACGTATTTCTGTACTAAGTGATGATGCTAATGATCTGTTGTATGGTGCTGATCGTAATTACGTTGACCAAGGCTGAAACTAATCGTTACACTGCTTTACTTTCGTATTATTGGTACGTATTATTAATACTATGTTCTACCGCAGGGTAGATAATTTTAACTAGAAAGGAGAAAGATATGCAAATGCAAACATCTACTACAAAAGTCTCTGTAAAGAGACCCGCTACTACAAAAGTAGCAAAAGCTAACGGGAAAGCTTCAATGATCCCTCAACCAACACAAGCTAGCAAAGGCTCTGCTCGTACTATATATAAGTACACAGGCAAGAAAGTTGAGTGCACTACTGCACAAATGACTGCTTTGATTAATACTGCTAAGGAAGCTAAAAAAGAAGAACTCGATTCTTCTAAGTTTACGGCTCAGGATTTAGTTGAGTTAGCTGTTAAGAAAGGTAATTTGACTACTCGTCAGGACAAGCTTAGAATCTTCAGATTTTATGCTAAAAGACTAGTAGACGAAGGCTACTTTTCTAAGGTTTGAAACCTTATAGATGCACGGGAGACAGTCTCGTGCATCTATTTATTAGGAGAAAAATAATGAAAATAGAAATAACAAAGAGCGATGGATTAATTTTTGAAACTAATTTGAATGCTTTAGCTAAAACTATATTCGATCACGCAATTATTGATTATAGTGGAAAGAAACGTATCGATCTATATAACGATTTTATAAACAATGTTTATGATGCTGTAGAAGATTTGATACTCGGCGAACAAGAAGAAGAATCGATATTAGAACAGCGTATAAAAGAAATTAAACACGATACAAAAAATGATACCGACTGATTTATATGTCTTGCTGTTGTCGTGGTGCTTAATAGTGCTTTACTTTGCTAATATTGGTATTTAAAATATAGGTATAACTAATAACAAGAAAGGAGAAAGTTATGAATAAAAAAGATGATAAACCGTTATCACCAGAGGAGCGTAGACGCATTAGTAGTCAATACACTATTGCCCCTGCGTATAATAAAGGAGCGTATCAGGTAATCCCTAGAGACGACATCAAATACATAGGGAGGTAGTTATGACTAATAATGAATTTAATAATTTTTTAGATAGTATGCAGGAACGTAATAACTTTAACATGTTCCACGCCCCTCGACTATTAGTAGAAACTTTTGATATTACTAAACGAGAAGCTATGAAAATAGTTACCGATTACATATCAGATAAAACGGTGGAGCAATAGTTATGGGTTTAGATTGTTATATAGTTCACGGCAATGACCGTGACAAAGCGTTTACTCATGGGGATGATGATCGTATAAAAAATGTTAATTTATGTGGTGGCTTGATGAGCGGTAATGGTGATGATGGCTCCTTTAGAGGTAAATTCTATGAACAACTTGTCTCTGAACTTATGCAACATCCTGGAGGTATTTGGCATTTAGATGAAGATGAGCACGTTAGTGCTGTTGAACTAAAAGAACAGGCAGACGCGTTAGGTCATTTAATCACGCTTCGTTTAGAAGATGCTGACGAAGAAGATAGAGTTCTTGAAGATGATACTATTATTTATCAAGATAGTTGGAATGGCGAATTTACTTTTAAAGAAATTTGTGATTTAGAAACCTTGTTTCGCGTTGCCTCAGAACGTGGAGCTGTAATGAAGGTATGGTGGTGATATGGAAGATCAAATAATAAATATTGAAGCCAACTACACTACTACACTTCATTGGAACATAGAAGATGTAGCAGAGTCAGAAGGTTTTAAAGTAGAAGATGTTAAAAGAGTTGAGGTA